AACACGCACCGCTCGGAGCGCCGCCGAATCCTGGCGGTTCGATCCCACTCACTGGAAACACTTTTGCGGCCGGCGCCGCGGGCCCGGCAGTAAGCCCGGCACTCGCGCAAGGATTGCAGGGCTCTTTCGGGCTTCAGTATGTGGACGTCACTTTGTCTTCTGCGCAGATTCTTCTTTTGCAGACGACGCCGGTGACTCTCGTGCCGGCGCCAGGCGTCGGTTTCTTCATCAATGCGATGTTCGTCAAGATGATCTTCATCGGCGGCACCATAGCGTACACGGATGCCGGCGGCGCGGTGAGCATCGGTGCCGGCGGCCAAACCGTTGCACTCGCGTCGAATGCAATCTTCCTTGTGACCGTCTCGCCGAATCGCCGGATTCAAACGCTTCTCCCACAAGCCGCCGCGGTTGGCGTCGGCATCACCGGCACCGCTGCGAATCCCCCGACCGAAGACAATGCCGCTCTCGCCATCTCGAAGATCACCAATCAATTCGCGGCCGGCAATGGCACGATGAAGATCTCGGTCTTCTATACGATCGAGCCGTCGCTGTAATCCCTTCCAAATCCCCGAGCGCCGGCGGATCTTTCCAGCCGCCGGCGCACACCCCTTTTTGATCGGAGAAAAAATCATGCCGAATTATGCGGTGCAATCCCCGACAAATCCCATGCGCGGACTCTATCGCGGCGACGTCGGCTACTCTTTCGGTGCGCTCACTCCCGCGCCGATCGTTGCTTCGCCGAACGGATTATCCCGAGCTTCGTCGGGGATCGTGACGCTCACGACGCAGGCAGCCCACAACTTCATGCCGGGCGAAATCGTCACACTCACAGATACCGGGCCGGCCGGCGGCGGCTTGATCATTGCAGTTGCCGGCACACGGTTCGGCGGAAACTACATGATCCAAGCCATTCCGTCGACGACGACAGCAACGCTTCTTCCGCTTGATGAAGTCATCCTGCATCAACCGGCCGATACTGGCGGCGGCGGAACAGCGACTTCGATCGCCGCGGAACAACCTGCAGCTCCGCAAGCCGGCAAAGCATTCGCGCTCGCCAACATCGGCGATTTGTCGATGAGTCCATGGGGATTTTTTGTCGATGGCAGATTCCTCGCCGCGCCAGGCGTCTTTGAAGTCGATGTGCAGGTTGCAGTCGTCGACGCCGATGTCGAATATCAAACCATTGCGAACGGCGCTGTCGCTACTGTCGACGCAACGAACTTCACGTTTCACTTCGATGCGACATGGACAGGCGCGAAGTTTGCGCGTTTGAAAATTCAGGCACGCACCAACGCCGTCGGCTTCATCGGCAGAATCAGAGGATAGCAATGCCCATCTCAGGAACAGTCAACGGCATGACGGTGATCGTCGATCAAGGCACAGTCGACTCGGCGCAAGTCCATGCGTATCTGAAACTTCATGTTGTCGATCCGTCGACGAACGTCGCTTTTTATTTTCGCGAAGTGGAATACGATCGCAACGCCGGCGCCGGCGAAACTTTCCCGCAATTCGCAAGCCGCGTGATCGCGGCAGAAAAAGCGCTTCGCGATGCGGCGATTCTTTCCTATCTTTCAAAGACGAAAGGGTCGACCGATGTCACAGCGAATTTGACGGCGCTCACACAGCCATAAGGAGAATCTCGATGAAGACGAAAGCAATTTTTGCGTTGACGATTCTTTGTCTCGCAGCCGTGCTTGCTTCATGGTCACAGAATCCGCCGGGCGGATATGGGCCAGGACAAGGCGGCGTAACATTTCCCCTTCTCGCTCCAGCGGGAACTTTAGCTGCGCCATCGTATAGTTTTGTTGGTGTACCTAGTTCCGGGATGACTGCGGCAGGAGGGCTTCTTACGATCGTGGCGGCTGGCGCATCGATTGCTGCGTTTAACGGCAGCGGCATAACGGTACAGACTGGAAACCTATTCACGCCCGTCGTTTCATCGGGCACTTATGTCACCACGAACAACTGTTCTTCTTCTGCCTCTCCTGCCGTTTGCGGATCAGCCGCCGCGGGCTCATTCGTTCTTCCAGCGGCAGCGACGACAATCACCGTCAACACCACGGCTGTCACTGCGAATTCGCAGATCATCGTCATCAACGACGATTCGCTCGGCACGAAATTGAGCGTCACGTGCAATACCGCGCTCGATCAAGTGTTCGTGTCGGCTCGCGTTGCCGCGACAAGCTTCACCATCACTGGAACGGCGCCGGTGACTAACCCGAATTGCTACAGCTACTTGATCATCAACTGAAACGGGTTTCTTGCGCTATACTTGCCGCGGTCAGGTAGAAAGCACGCTCGATCTAACTTAGAGCGTCTTAGATCAGGACATGGCGAAGGGCAGGAAAACAGGCGGGCGCAAGCCTGGCACGCCGAATAAAGTCACCGACGGGATCAAGCAACTTCTCAATCGAGTACTGCACGAAAAAGAACTCGAAAAGAGATGGCGCTACTTCCTAGATCACCGCGATCCGCAGATCCGCTACAAAACTTTCGAACTCGCGAACGCGTATATGTTCGGCAAGCCGGTGATGCCGATTCAAGGCGCCGAAGATGCGCCGCCGGTGCACATCGACATCAGCGCGATCCCGATGAAGCGCAAACGTGCCGAATAGTCCAGGCAACGTCTCGATCGGCGACTACTATCAGCCGTACGAGAAGCAACAACTCTTCCACAATTCCGAAGCGACATATCCGCTCATGGAAGGCGGCCGCGGCGGCGGGAAGTCGATCGCGCTTTTGTGGGAAGCGATTCGCGAATGCCTTCTCGTCGCCGGCTGCAACTGCCTTCTTCTTCGGCGCACGCTGACGGCTGTCGAGAAAGGCGGCATCGAAGATCACTTCACGAAGTACGTGCCGAAGAAGTTGTATCGCACGTTCAATCAATCGAAGCACATCGTCACATTTCATAACGGCTCGAAACTTTTCTTCGGGCATATCCGCACCGAAAAAGATCTGATGCAGTACCAGGGCGCGGAATTCCTTTTCATCGGATGGGAAGAGCTGACGCAGTTCACCTATTCGCAGTGGGACTTCATGAAAGGCAGCAATCGCTGTCCGATCAAGTCGTTCGAACTCGACGGCGTGAAGTGGGAAACGAAACCGCGCATGGCCGGCGGCACGAATCCGAACGGTAAAGGTTCCGGATGGGTAAAAGCTCTCTGGATCACGAAGAAGCCGCCGGCGGGAATGTTCATCCCCGATTATGATCCGGCCGAGTACGAAGCGATCCATTCGACGTACGAAGATAATCCGACGTACGCGAACGACAAGAACTACATCAAGGGCTTGCACTCCATCACCGATCCTGTTCTTCGCGAAGCATGGATCCCGGGTTCGTGGAAGATCCTGGCCGGCCAGTTTTTCCAGAATTGGGATGCCGAGCTGCACACCATCGGCGGAAAAGAGTCGCGATGGACTCTTTCCGATGTCGCGTATCTCGATTGGCAGCCGCGATGGATCTCGATCGATTGGGGCTTCCAGCACGCTTGCGTAATTCTCTGGTGGACGATCGTACAGGTGCCGGATCCGTTCCCCGATGAAGAAGGGCACGATCGGAAGAAGACGATCATTCTCTGCTATCGGCAACTCGTGTGCCGGAAGCTGAACGAAGAACTTCTCAGTGAGCAGATCGTAAGCGCGAATCACACCGGCGAAGTCTTCGACAAGATCTCGCATATCTACCTGTCGCCTGATCGCTTCGTATCGAAAGGATCCGGCGAAGACGCCGAGCATTCGATCGCCGACAACATGGGCGACGTCTTTGTGAAGTACGATATGCCGCGGCCGCAACGCGCGAACAATCGTCGCGTCGACGGGTGGCGGCTGTGCTACACCATGCTCGACATGGAAGGCGTCGCAGTGCTAGCCTCATGCCGCGATGTCGTGGATTCGATTCCGAAGCTGATGCGATCGGAGAAGGATGCCGAAGACGCAGAAAAAGAAGGGAACGATCTCTTTCTCGACGTATGCGAAAGTTTTCGCTACGGACTGATGAGTTACGCGACTACCGCGCCGATCCCGCGCGATGTGGCGAATCAAGAACGGATCAAGGCGATCAAAGATCCGACAGCAAAGTACATGGAGTATCTCCGGATCATGTCAAAGCCGGCCGTCAGCGACATCGTGATCCCGATTCCGCCGCGCGGCCCGGCATGGAAGCGGCGGTGATGTGGGGAGAAGATGGCCTCGAATGAAAATCGACACTGGCTCGATTTTCCGGTTCTTTCAGGCGTGTCCTACATTATCGATCCGCATTTGCCGCCCGATACTTTCTTCGCCGGCATGGACGGTGTATTCCATATCGGTGCAGGCACAGATCTGCAGCTTCGGCTATTTTGGCTGAATCTTACGAAGTGGGATCGCCGGTTCCTGAAACAGTTGCTGATTGCGGTTGACGACGAATGATCTTATATCTGATCACGCATCGAGACAGCGGCAAAATGTACGTCGGAGTAACGTCTCGAACGCTAGCGAAGAGATGGAATCAGCATCTCTATGATGCCGGACATCGAGGATGCGGGCATTTTCACTCCGCGCTTAAAAAATATGGAGCAAAAGCGTTCCACCGCGAAGTGCTGATTTCTACAGATGACGCACATTCGCTGTTTAATCTTGAACGTCTTTTTATTGTCTTATTTCAGACCACCGATCTCCGCTTTGGGTATAACCTGAGCGCTGGCGGGGAAGGGAATCCTGGCCTTTCCATTTCAGCGGAACGTAAGCTCGCCGTCAGCAATGCGCAACGCGGCAAACCGAAGAGCGCGGAACACAGAGCTAAATTGTCAGCGGCGCTGAAGGGCAGAGGAGCGTTCTATGACAAGACAGGCCAAAAACACACGCCGCAACACATTGCCAATAGAGTTGCGGCTCGTAAACGTAACAGACAAACTAATTCATCATCTCGAACGACAGCTAGACTTTTTCCAGAAACAGCATGAGTTCCTGACTGGCAAAGTCGAACGACTCGAACTCGTCGTGATGGCTGCAAAGAGCGACGCCGGCCGCGAATACGCCGAACGCAGCGATCGAGCTGCACAGCCGGCGCCGCGCAAGACGCCGATCACCGAAGTTCCAATTCCGGCGGATGAGAAGATCCCGTTCAAGAAGATCCGTGAAAGATGGAACAGTCTCAACGCCGAACAGCAAGAGGAAGCGATGAAGAAAGCGGATCTAATCATCGAAGAAGCTTCGAAAGAGAGGGCATCATGAAGGGCGCCAGTTCACACGACGGAAAACTGCACGGCAATTTGCAGATGGTCGAGCGATACGACGAATCGAAGGGCAAGCAGAAAAAGCCGAAAGAGACAGGCGGCGAATCTGGCGGCGAGCACGAAGCCGGCGGGCATGACGAGATCAAGCAAGTCGTCGCCGAGCACGGCCCGGCTCACAAAGTCATGATCACGCACGATCACGACGGCCAGCATTCTACGGTGACGTCGCATCACGACGATGGGCACGTTCACACCGCTCACCATGACGGCGAAGATTACGCGGAGATGGCACACGCGCACGCGGCCCATGCCGGCGGCGTCAGCGATTCCAGCTCTCTGCACGAAGCTCATGCCGGCGATCAGGACGCGGATTCATTTGCCGAAGCCGGACATCGCCGCGGGATCGAGCGCACTTCTCACAAGGCGCAAACCGGCGGCGGCTTCATGCCCGAGCACGGCGTCGGCGCCGAAGGCTAGTCGTGCCCAGCAAGGCGGAGTCCGAGAAGTTCGAGCAATACGAAGTTCATTATGAGAAGAAATCGACGCATCCGTTCCGGCGTTGCGGCAATTGCGCGATGTTCGTCGAGCCAAACCGCTGCGACATCGTGAAAGGGCCGATTCTTCGGCCCGGGTGGTGCGTTCGTTGGGAGAAGAAAACATGAAATACCGCGCAAATCCTGTGATCGTCGACGCCGCGAAAATCCTCATCGTTCACGAAGCGGATTTTGTAGGCAATCGCAATCTCACACTCGATGACGGCCGCAAAGTCACAGTGTATCCGGCGATGCTTTCACGGATCACGCCGGCAGAAGGCGACTACTACGTCATGCAGGAAGACGGCTATGTGTATCTGAATCCGAAAGACGTCTTCGAGCGGAAGTATTCGCCAATCGAGAATCAAGCACGCACTGCCGGTTGAGCCATGATCGAATACCGCGCCTGCAATTCGATGATCACGCCAATGCTCGCGCGTCGAGTGATGGCGGATGCTTTCGCTGCACATCATTCGGCCGGGCAGTGGGCAATGCGCATCGAACAAAAGATCTCCGAGAACTGCGCGATCGATGTCTCAATCGAGACATCGATCGGTTTGCAGATGACACTTTGCGGCTTGCCGATCCTGTTCGACGAAAGAATCTCGATCGACACGATCGAGCTTCATGACAAAGACGGCGGCGTGATCGCAAGGATCACTCAGCTCGCGGTGCCAGTGTGAGGCAACTATGCCGGCAAAAGAAATCATGTCCGACTTCGAAGCCGGCACACTTCACAGCGGCCGCGGCGGGCCGATCGTAAAGAAGAAGAAGCAAGCGAAGGCAATCCAGCTTTCGTACTTGCGCAAAGAAGGGCACGACATCCCTGAGAAAAAAGGGCTCGCGCATTCTTATCGGAAAGCAAAACACGCCTGATGGCCGAAGAACTTGAAACACTCGAACAAGAACAGAGCGAATCGGCCGAACAGGAAGAAGCCGAGTTCCTGCCTGGCGAGCTGTGCCCTGTCGACGCAACGAATGCGCGCGTCGCGATCGAAGACGATCCGCCGGATCAGCCGAATGGACTCACGAAATTAGAGAAGATCGGCTGCCTGCAAAAACTCGCAAGCAAGGCGGCGCAGCGCGATCTCACTTCGCGGCGCATGGAGATCCGCGATGCGTGGAAGGCACGCTATTTCTACCGCGGCAATCAGTACCTTTTGCCCGGTAAAAACGGCGCATGGGTGCTTCCGCATCAAGTTCTGATGGGCGGGCAGTCGTACGACGAACAGAATCAAGAGACGAACATCTATCTCGCTTTCGCCGATACGATCAATGCCGCGCTCACTGCCGGCGTTCCTTCGGTTCGCTTCGAAGCCGATGATCCGACGAATCCCGCAGACATCTCGGCCGCGGAAAACAGCGAAGGCGCGCGCCGGCTGATCGAACGCGCGAACGACATGATCGTGATTCAGGAAGATATTTCACGCTTCCTGTGGACTGACGCTCGAACGTGCGTTTACACGCGATATGTGATTGATGGGCAGCGGTTCGGCTATGCGAAAGAAGGCGGATCCGATCTCGACGACGAACTATCGTATCTGCCGGCGCTCGAAGACAAAGACGAAGGGAACGATGAATCGCTCGGGCCCGAGAAAGGGAAACCCCGCGGGCAGGAAGTAATCGAAGCATTCGGCGCGCTCGAAACGAAGGTGCCGATGCAATCGAATGATATCCACGGCTGCGACTATCTGCAGCTTCGTCGCGAGTTCGACATCACGAAGATGCGTTCGAAGTATCCCGACGTCGCCGACGAGATCCAGTCGATGAAGACGGCGACGGCCGAAAGCGAATACGAACGCCTAGCGCGAACATCTGTGATGATGGGAATGCGTCCGTCGAACATGACGAACGACGCGATGACATACAACGCGACGGAAGAGCTGTCATGGTTTCGGCCGTCGTTCTTCGCTCAAGATGACTTTAACGATCAACTGAAAAAGTGGCTGTACCAGAATTTCCCGCGCGGCGCGATGGTTGCGCAAGTCGGCACGACGTTTTGTGAAGCGCGCAACGAATCGCTCGATGATCACTGGACGCTGATTCATCCGCGACCAGGCGACGGAATGCATCGGCCGGCGAACGGGAATCCGCTGATCCCGCTGCAGGAGAAGCTCAACGATTGCATGGATCTTGTGCATGAGAGCTTCATGCATCTGATTCCGATCACGTGGATCGATGCTGAAGGAATCGATGCGCAAGCTCTGAACGAAATGCAACGCGCGCCAGGACAATACCGCAAGCTAAAGCGCAAGCCCGATAAAGAACTCGCGGCGAACTTCTACACCGAACAGCAGATTCAGATCGCGGAGGGCTTGCTCGTCTATCTCGAAAAACTTTTCGGCGAATTCGCGCAGTTCCTTGTCGGCGCTTTCCCCGCTTTGTTCGGCGGTAACACAGGTTCTAATGACACAGCTTCAGGAATTGCTTCGCAGCGGGATCAGGCTCTTGGAAGGGTCGGACTTACCTGGCGGAACATGCGTGCCGGTTATGCTCGAATCATACGCCAGGCTGTGCAGTGCGCGGCGGAGTTCCGAAATTCTCCTATGTCTGGCGAAGTACCGGGAGCTGGAGGTGTCAAGCAGAAGATCAATATCAACCCCGACGATCTGAAGGGGAATATCCGTTGCTTCCCCGACAGCGACGAGAATTTCCCCGAGTCGTGGGTTGCACAGCGTGCGGTCTGGACTCAACTGATGCAATCGGCCGAAAAGAATCCTGTCGTCGCCGCGATCTTCCAGAAAGTTCGCAACCTGATGATTGCGAAGGACAAGATCGGCACTCCGGAGATCGTGATCCCTGGCGCCGATGCCGCGGCAAAACAGGCCGGCGAAACGATGCAGCTTCTCGAAGCATCGGCTGTGCCGAATCCAGCGATCGACAAGCTCAAACAATCTGCACCGCAACTTCCGCCAGAAGCGCCGCCTGAAGCTGCGCAGCTCCGCGATCAAGTGCTGCAACAAGCGATCGCAAAACTTCCGCCGCTTGTCTCGACGGTGAGAGTCTTCCGGCTCGACAACGATGCCGCGCACATGAATGAAATCGAAACGTGGGCCGAGTCGCCGGAAGGGATCCGCGCGCAGAACGACAATCCCGACGGCTTCGAGAATGTCATGACGCACTATGACGAGCACGTCGCGCAAAAACAACAGAAGGATCAGGCGAGCGCGAAGCCGCCAGAAACGAAACCGCCGAGCGAATCGATCAACTATAAAGATTTGCCGATCGATGGACAGGTGCAGCTTGCGGAGAAAGCCGGGATCAAGCTTGACCCGGCGAAGATGCAAGCAGAAGATGCTCAGGACAAGGCGGCTGAAGTCGTTAAAGCCGCGGCCGGCAAAAAATCAGGTGAGCCCGCACAGGTAGCGGGATAGTTCAGGGAGAAAAAATATGGACGGCGAAGATCTCGGATTGCTCGACGGTACAGGTGAAGCCGCGGGCGGCGGTGAAGGCGGCGACGGCGGCGAAGAAACTTTCATTCTTCCCGAAGGTGAAGGTGAAGGCGAAGGCGAAGGCGGCGGCGAAGGAGAAGGCAAAGGCGGGCAAGGGGAAGGCGCTGGCGAAGGGGATGGCGGGGAAGGATCCCGCGCGATCGTCAAACTCGAACCGCTCGCGATCCGCAAAGCACTCCGCGATATCTCGACGAGTAATCCCGAATTCGCGAAGAAATTCCCGACACTTGAAAAGGCCGTAACGACTGCACTTTACAAGAGCGGCCAGATCGAGAAGTTCGGCGGTGTGCAGGCGATCTCCGAAGCGATGGAAGCAATCGAGCTGCACGGTGGCGTCGAAGGCATCCAAGAGCTTGTCGATGAAGTGGCCGCGGCGCGCGATCTGAAAGTCGGCTTCGAACGTGGAGATCCGAAAGTCGTCGATGGATGGTCGAAGGATTATCCACTCGGCTTCAAAAAGCTGATCGTTCCCGCACTCGACAAGCTCGAAACGCTCGACAAGACACACTTCGAAAACGTCGCGAGCTATGTAATCGAGAAAGTCTTCACGACATACGGCGTGTTTGGCGCGATCGCAGCTCTAGGCGAAGCAATCTCGGCCGGGAAAAATGAAGACGCGGTAAAACAGTTCAACTCCGTCGCGAAGTTTCTCGGCGATTCGAAGGCACTCGCATCGAAAGCGCGGATCGGACAAACCGATCGTGACGCTGAACTCGACGAACGCGAAAGCTCGATCGAAGAACGCGATCGCAAAGCGTTCTATGGATCTGTGCGCCAAGATGTGAACACTCAAATGATGTCGGAAATGAATCGCTTGATCCGACTCGGGCTGAATGGAAAGAAGATCAAAGTCGACACCGCGAATCGGCTGCGCAAAGAGATCAATTCGGAACTTGCGCGCGTCGTGAATTCTCGTGCCGGCTATGCCGACAGATACAACTCTGTGATGGCGGCGAAAAATAAAGAGCGTGCCGTTCGCTTCATCACGACGAATGCGAGGCAAGCTCTTCCGGCTGTCGTGCGTCAGATGCTCAAGGAATTCAATCTCACCGTCACCGGCGGCGGTACTGGCGGGGATGGCGCGCGCCGAGCTGTGAACCGCGGGGGATCCGGCGGCGGCGGATCTAACATCGTCACCGGCCGGCCGAAAACTGCCGACGTCGACTTCACGCGCACAGATAAAGCCGTATGGTTGTCGAGCGTCAATGCCGGCAGAGCGACGGGCAAAATCTTCCTGAAGACAGGCAAACAGGCAAAGTGGTAGATTGTTTCACGTGGAACGTCGAACTTTTCTCCGTACTCTCGTCGGCGGTGTCGCTGCGACGGCGGCGGTAAGGACTTGGCCGTTCAGGACTTACAGCTTTCCGGCCGGGATCATAATTCCGGTTCTTGATGTCACGCGGCCGGCAGTGCTGATCAAACAAGGCGGTTTTTTCCCGTCATGGAGTTGTAGCGACGGCTCAGATCTCGGCCGCGGTACTGGCACAGCGTACCGGCGCGTGAATCCTGAAGACGATCTGAAAAAGCTTTTCGCCGAAGGATGGCGCGATCCGCGCGTCGAGATCCCGCCGCTACGATACGTGGACAGCGCGTTTTGCCCGGATCAATCGATTTATGGACCGTCGAAACTTTCTTAGATCGCTCGTGGGCGGCGTCGCCGCGGTTGCAGCTGTGCGATCGTTCCCGTTCCGAGTGTTCAGCTTCCCGGCTGAACCGCGATTGCTCGCGAAGGAAACCGCGAACTACATCATCACCGTATTGGGCTCGGAGCAACTCGACAACGGTGATCTCGTGTGGATCATGCATCCGGCTCAGGCGAAGGCGTGGGATCGCCTGCGGTATAAGATCTCGGCGATCGATCAGCAAGAACGCACGATCGAACTCGCAAATCTTCGCCAGTCGCAGTACAACTGGAAAAACCTTTCGCGTTCACCGAATCCGTTCCGTGCCGGAGTCACGTAAAACCGCAAACAACGGCTCGATGTAACACGATGATGTGAATCCCGAAAGGGATCGCTAGAACGCTAGATACCCGGCAGACGCGAAGCCGGCTGATCAGGCAGCAAAACCGCAGCGACTAAGCTCACAATTAAAAAAGGGGGCTGGCTATGCCAGCACTCAACGAAGCATCCGTACAAGCTGTCGAACTTGAGACAGTTCGGGAAGAAATTCCTGATCTGATGCTCACGGAAGACACCTTCTACGCTCGCATCAAGAAAGCGGGCCGAGTTCTGCCGATGTCGACTGCGACAGGCGGCGGCGCCGGATCCACTTTCGATGCTACGGGCCGGCCATCACTTCGCATTCCAATGCGGATTCAGGCGGGCTCGACGCATCAGCAATTCTCGGCTGATGGCGGCGACATGGGCCGCGGCACTGGCAGTATCTATGCCGCGCAGTTCTTGACGCCGATCAGCTTCTCGGAAGCTTGCGAGATTACTGCGCAAGCGATCTGGTCAACCGAGAACGGCAAGAAATCGCGTGTGCAAGTGAAAGCTTCCGAGTTCACTAACACGCTCGAACAGTTCAAATCGAATCTCGACGCCGATCTGCAGGGCGATGGATCCGGAACATTGGCGACAGTGACGACGGCTTCATCGGGCAGCGGAGCGGCAGGAGCTTCGTTTTCGAACATCATCGTCTCGAATGCGAATCAATTCTTCGACAATCAGGTCGTGCAAGTTTTCCCGTCTGTCGGCGGCGCCACTCGTGGCGCGTTTCAGATCTCTTTCGTCGACGGCGTAGTGAACACGATCTTTTCCGCGCAAGCTCTTCCCGCCGGCACTACGACGGGCGACTTGCTCATCGTCAACGGTGCGAGCGGCGCCGCGGGCTCTTCGATCATGGGGATCAAGGCGTATCAGGTGAACGGCAATGCCGGCACACTGAACGGACTTGCACGATCGAATTTTCCCGGCCGCCTTTCCACTCCGACGGTGAACCTTGCGGGAGCTGCGATCACACCTGCCATTGGCAGATTGATCGTGTCGAAGATCGCGCTCGCACTCGGGAACGAATCCCCGGCTCTCGCTGATCTGATCTGGTATATGAACGTGGATCAGGCGGCCGCAATCGAGAATCTCGCGATTCAGGTTGCGATCACCAATCAGCAAGAGATCAAAGGCAGCGACGCTCAGGACATGATGAAGAAATACACGCCGTCGACGTTTGTCGGCTACGACATCATCAAGAGCGTTCACGCAACACCGGGCCGCATCGAAGCGCTGTGTCTGAAGTATTGGGGCATCGGCGAGCTGAAGGCGGCGGATCTGTACGATGTGAACGGGCAGACCATCTTCCCGACGATCGGCGCTTCCGGCGGAATCAACGCCGCGACAGTGTTCTATTTCGTAACGTCGCTCAACGTGTTCAATTCGAATGTGCGCGCGGGCGCCTTCGTTTCGAACGCGCAGATCCCAACCGGCTATTTCAGCTAAAACTTGACCGCTGGACGCGGCAGCGAGTAGACTCCGCGACAGGCTAACTGTGGGCTGGAACAAGCCGAAGACAAACCAATGAATTGCTTGGTTTGTCTTCGGCTACAAGTTCAGGGAGATCAGGTGATCAAGTATAAGCCGCTTGCGAATTTTGTTTTGATCGAACGGATCGATGAAACTCTCGAAATGTCACCTGGCGGGATGATCATCCCCGAGATCGGCCAGGTGAAATCAAACAAAGGCAGAGTGATCGCCGTCGGCGAAGGCTACATCATCGGCGACAAGCTCGTGCCGATCCCGCTCGAAGAAGGCGACATCGTTTTGTTTTCGAAGTACGGCGCCGAAGACGTGAATCTTGACGGGAAAGACTATCTTCTTTTGCGGTACGACGAGATCAAGCTGAAAGAAAAATTGATCGTCGCATGAAAAAAACTACGCAACTCGCATTGATAGCCGATGCTGCAGCCAAAGAAGAGCCGCGGACGGAAGCATTGACATCGTGGGCACTCGTCGAACTGTTCGGACATCAGCGAATTGTCGGATGGGTGACTGTAGATCCGCCTGATTTCCCGGGTATGACGCGCGTCGATGTGCCCGATCTTCTTAAAGATGGCAAGATCGAGCGGCCCGGTTTCACGAGATACTTCGGCCGAGCCGCGCTTTACGCCGTAACTCCGATCAGCGAACAAAGCGTGCGCGAACTTTTGCCGCATGTGAACGGCCGACCATCAACACCGCTTTCGATCGGACGCGGAGAATGGGAATGAATTCCTTAGACAAACGCCAGAGCCGAAAGGGGGATCGGGTAGCGAGCGATCGATCGTCCGATCCCCTGAGTAGGGTTCTATGAGCTGGACACTTCCCGGTTTCGAGAAGCTCAAAGCGCCGGCCGAGTATCAGGCGCATGTGACGGCAATCGGCGGGCTCAACCGCTTCGGGCTTCCGAATTTCAAAATCGCCTGGGGGCAAACTGAAACGGAATTCGTGTACGGCACCGATACGAACGGCCGCAAAGGGCAGCACATCATTTTCAAACATGGAGGAATCGCGGCATGGTTCATCGAGTGCTGGAAGCCGCCGGAATGCTTCGGCACTCCGGAACTCTGGTATGCGATGTCGTGGGATGAAGCGACAAACACGCACACACTCGGTGAGTATCCCTGGCGCGGACTGTATCTGCCGGCGTCCTTCAATCTGTACGTGAAGAAAGTTCTCGGCGGCGGGATCTACTACGGCGATCCCGACAAAAACGGACATCGGCCGATCATCGAAGAGCCGTCGCGCATGGTGATCGATGCGATGCCGCTGAATCACTACATCATCGATCTCGTCGTGCCGAATCTTTTGAAAGATATCGACGTCACGTACGAACAGCGACGCGTCGCGCTGATGAATCGCAAACTCGCGGAGAGCGCTGCAGCTCGGGCACTGGCGTACGATGCCTACATCAATGCGGCGCCGGCATGGGGCGGAAAGGCCAGCTCGAAAGAATCGAATCGCGAACGATGGATGCAGAAGCTGAAGGAAGCGGCCGCCGGCATGAAGGTCTCGAAGGAAGACATCGAGAAGATCATGGGGAAAGGGCATCGCGTACACTAGTCAGGAATCAGGGAGAAACGAAAATGCCACCTAGCACACCCGCGGCAACTCATGCTTCACGCGAACTCGAACAGAAACTTGACGGCCCGGTGATCTACGCGCCGGATCAGGCTGTGCAAGAAGCGATGCGCACAAAAGGCGGCGAGATCTACATTTTCAACGTCGGCCCGATCGAGCATCCCGTCGAAAAAGGATCCGCCGGCCGCTACGTCGTGCACGCTTGCGCACCTGGCGAAGAGTTCAGCGAACCGCTCGTGCTTCCCCGACTTGTCGGCGATTCTTACGTCGTCGAGAACGAAATGAAAACTCACTACGTCTCGGGTGAGTTCATGGCGCAAGATATCGTGCATCCAACGATTGGCGCGAATTGGAGCTTTGGACAGAATCTCGATGATCTCGGCGTGTTCTGGACAAAGAACAAACAGCCGAAATCGGAAGAGCTGAAGGCGGCCCGCGGAAAGATGGAAGTTACTTTCCGCAAGCTTCTCGCGATGGCGACAACGATCGAGACAAACGGCAATCTAAACGACATCACGCCGCTGATGCGCATCGCAGCGACGTACTACGGCGAAGATCGGCCGTGGAATCGTATGTACCGCAAGCTCGCGGAATGCCCGGGATGCGGCGAGCCCGTCAAAGCCGGGATCATCAAGCATGCGTGCGGCTTCATCTTCGATATCGATCGCGCACTGATGGCGAACATGATCACGCCGGCGCTCTACAAGGAAATCATGGATGCGCGCGCCGCGGCCGAGAAAAAATCGGCGAAACAAAAGTAACCGCAAAACTTAAGTTTCAAAAAGTCTTCGGGGAACGGCGGCCGAAACTCACGGAATACCTGACCCGCGAGAGGTCGTGTGCCTTGTGCACTCGCGTTCCCCGTCGCATTTTTTTGGTGAACTATGGCTGATGTCCAAACTGGAAGTTACCCGCTTCTCGAAAACGTGATGCAGCTCGCTCGTGCCGGCGTAAACGACATGTTGCGATCGACTGCCGGCGCGATCCTTACGGATAAGGCGCAATTCACCGTCGTCTACGTGAACGCATCGATCCGCCGCACACAGCGGTATCTCGCGAACAACGGGATCACGTCAAACATTCGCGACAACGTGATCCTTTCGCCGCTCACCCCGGCTGTCGGTGCCGATCCGAACATTCAGGTGTACGTCAGCCAGCTCGGATATTTCGACGGCGCGAACATGAACAAAGGCGTCACGCTACCGGCCGATCTGATCCTTCCGCTCGAAGTGTGGGAACGTCAAACCGGATCCGGCGCGCAATTCATCTTCGTCACACAGCCGCAAGAAGGCTTAGAGTCGCGGATCCCGGGCTCGTACTTCGGTCAGTGGGAATGGCGCGAAGATCGCATCAACATGACGGGATCGACGATCACCGAAGATCTTCGCGTGCGCTATGAAGCTTCGCTTGCGCGCGTCGCCGCCGGCGCGGACTTTACGCAGACGACGATCAATATCGTCGACGGCGAAGACGCACTCGCCGCGGGAATCGTTCTGCAGTACGCTCGCACACGCGGATCCACACTTCGCCAGGAAGCCGAAACATGGTGGAAATCAGAATGCGATGAGATCGTGAATCGCTATGTGCGGAGAGATCAGCGAATCGCTTACCGGCCGCGCGGATATCGTGCCGGCGGCGGCCGCATCGATGGAGCAATGCAGGGATCCTACAAATGAGTTCACAATTCCGCTACGACGGCCGGATTCAATCGACGCAAGGGCAAGCACTTGCCGGCGCGTCGATCGCTGTTCTGACACAGCCGGCCATCACTACGACGCAGCCAGGCACGCCGCTTGCAACGATCTTCGCGGCCGCGACTTCGAATGCCGCGGCGATCACCGCGGCTTCATGGCTTGCGGGAGTGATATCGTTTACCTTTTCGGCACCGCCGCCGGCCGATGTCGTCGCCGGATACTTCATCAGTGTCACCGGCATCACGCCTACCGCCTATAACGGGATCTGGCAAGTCACGAGCGTCGTCGGCAACGTCGTCAGCGTGACGACGCCATTCACTCTCGTCGCGATCGCGAATCCTGGCACGTACGCCGCGGGCGGCACTGTCGCGACTTCAGCTCTTCCGAATCCGTTCTTCAGCGACACACTCGGGAATTTCTCCTTCTATGCCGCGGCCGGCATCTTCACCGTGCAGCTCTATGACACGCTCGGCCGAATGCCGACACAGCTCGTACTCGGCGATCAGAACGTCGTCGCCGGCGGCGGATCGGGATCCGTGACAAGCGTCGCTTTGACTATGCCGGCGGAATTCATCGTTACGGGATCGCCGATCGTAGGTGCCGGTACGCTCGCGATCACGAAAGCGACGCAGAGTGCAAATACGGTGTATCGCGGGCCGACGTCAGGCGGCGCGGCTGTTCCTGTCTTCGGTCCACTTGTCGCAGCGGATCTTCCCGGCGGCACCGGCACAGTGACATCTGTCGCCTATACGTTGGCTGTGCCCGCGGCACTCTTCAATGCTGCAGGGATTGCCGGATCTCCGATCACGACAAGCGGCACGATCGCGGTTACGCTGACGCTCGCGAATCAGGCAGCGAATACTTTCCTTCGTGGGCCGACATCGGGCGGTGCTGCGCCGCCGACATTCGGCTCGCTTGTCACCGCGGACTTCCCACAAGTCGTGACGACTCTCAGCTCGGCGAACATTCTCGCGCTTCTCACTACGCCGATCACGCTAGTTCCCGCGCCTGGCGTGGGCTTCCGCATCGTGCCGCTTGTGATCCAAATCGTTTTCTTCGGCGGCACTGTGGCATATACCGATGCCGGCGGCGCGGTCAGTTTCTCGGCCGGTACCATGTCGCAAGCGCTCGCATCGAACGCGATCTTTCTCGTCACGACAACGCCGAACAAAGCGATCCAGCAAGTCGGAAGCTTTTCGGCATCCGACACTGCAGGGAATCCGCCGACAGATGACAACGCGGCACTGACGATCTCGAAGATCACAAACAATTTTGCCGCCGGCAACGGGACGGCGAAGATCACGGTGCTCTATCTAATTCTTCCGACCACTTAAATTCTTAGGAGAAAAAACAGATGGCGATAGCAACTTTCAAATTCAACATCAAAAACAACGTGGCGCTCGGCGTCGACGATCAGGACATCATCACGTACTTCGGCACGATCACGTTCAGCGCGGCCGCCGACACGTATGCTACGGGCGGTTTACTCGCGGCGGCCGGATCAGCGGCTTTAAATCTAGGGCCGTATTCCGATCGCACGCCGATTCTTGAAATCGTGGAATCGTTGGTTGGCAGCGGTTGGGCTTACGAATACAACGTGAACACGAAGAAGCTGATGATCATCGGCGGCGGCGGTTCGGGCACGGCTGCAGCCGTCGAAGTGACGAATGGCACCGCGCTTAACGCGGCGGTGCCGAACATCTTCACCGACGTCGTAGCGTTTCAGCTCACATTCCCGAAAGGTACGCAGTAATCGCCTGATCGATGAATAACGTCGCTGGAACTGTGCCGGTGCCGCTGACTGTTTTAGGCGGCGCCGTCACAGAGATGTCGCCGGAAGATCTTCCCGAAGGCGCGTCTCCGTTCAATCAAGACTGTGATTATGTCCCTGGCGGTGTGTTCACTAGGGCCGGACGGCAAAGTGTCTATACGTTCGGCGGGCTTTTTGCCGACGATCTCGCGGGCTTCGCTGTTTCCGTGCCAGGGCCGCTTGCTCCAAACGAAACACCGTGGGTATCGCCACTTAATTCGACGCTGAACATTCCCGGCACGTACACCGTCGCCACACTCAACGCGGCGGCCGGCGGCGGGCCTGGCAACACATTCGACAAGACAGTGACGGCCGTCGGATTCAGTTTGACGCCTTCTGTATCGGGCACGCCGTCGCGTGCTGGCGAGAATGCAATTCTGATCGAATCGAACGGCATCAACAATTCAGCTCCGACCGCTCCTTCGCCTGGCGCATGGACATTGTTAGCTAATCCGAACGGCGCATCACATAGTTCGATGTACACGCGGTTTCTTTCCGACAGTTCTACGATCACGCCTAGTCAAACAGTCGCCGGCATCGCTGATACTTGGGCGTCGATGCTGCTCTTTTTGGGAAGCACCACCGGAACAACAATCGCGCTCGTTCAACAAGTGGGTTTCGTCAGCGGCGCGTTTGGAGTTGGAAATTTTAGTACGGTTTTCGGAGCACCGACAACAGCCGGCAATGGCGTGCTCGTCGTACTCTGTTCGATACTTACAACCCAACCTCTTGCACCTACTGTCACCGATACCGCAGGCAATGTCTATACTTTGCTCGGTCAAGTCTCGAACGGGGGAGGCACATCGATTGCCGCGCTATGGTGTCCGAATCGTCCTGCCGGCAATCCGACGATGACGTTCAATTTGAATTCCGGTGACGTCAGCGGCTCGGCCGTCGCTTATGAGATTTCCGGCGTTGGCGCCTTAGCAGCAACAAAGGCTACGTCGCAAATTCTGAAAGCGTCGAATTTTAATTTCAACATCCCGACAACTCAATCGATCATCGGTGCGCAAGTCGAAATCTTCGGGAAACAAAGCACACTGCCGGCCGATGCGATCCTGACGGCACAACTCGCGCTCGTCGATGGCACTCTAAGTCCGAAGCAACTTTCCGGGCAACTTCCGCTCGTCGATGGACAGCTCACGCTCGGAGCGCCTACAGAATCATGGGCGCTTCCACTAACGCCGGCGCTGTTCAATAATCCGAGTACGGCCGTGCAGATCGTCGCGACAGCCGCCAATCTTCAAACGTTCAGCATCTATGCGATCAAGCTCAAAGTCTTCACTTCGCCGACGCCTGGCGCGAATTTCAACTACATCAAAACTTATGAGCAAACGAGCGGACAGATCGACACACTCGCACTCGATGCGAACGGCGTGCTATGGGATGAGAACGTCACCGCGACGCCTGGCGTTTTGAATGGGATCTACACCGGAATCTTGCCGAAGACATACGGCAAGAGCGTTACGTTCGAGAACGTCGAATACATCGCACTTTCGAACTTGACGATCGGCACAGATATTCCGCGGCATTGGGACGGCACGAACCTCGATCGCGTATCACAAGTCGGCCCGGGCGCGCCGCCTTCGGTGAACGCGACAGCGACGATCTTCAATATCGCCGCGGCGCCGAACGGGATCACGCAGAATCCCGCCGTCTCGCCGGCACACGAGAACGGCACGCCAGGCTTCCGAGCGATGCTCTGGTCGACGGGCCCGGGAAGCACATCGACAGGAAACACGATCACAGTTTACTATCAGACGCTTCCACAGTTCCCTTCCGGATCCGCGCAGGATCCGAACATTGTCGTCGGCCAGGGGATCCGGATTCAAGGCGCACCGCTGATTGGCGGGCAGAATCCCAACGGCAACTACATCGTGACGAGTATCGGTTCAGGGGTACCGCCGAACGGGAACTTCTCTAACCCGAGTTGGTATTTCACAGTGACGGCGCCGACGTCGGCGAATGGCTTTGCCTTCACACCTAACAGTGGAATGACGGGTACGACGTACCAAGTCACGATCGCGACGTTGACGACACTTTCGCCGCTTCCGAACACACAAGTCGGATCGCAGATCCAGCTCGCCGGCGTAGGAGTCGCTGCGTGGAATGCGACGTGGACAGTGCTAGCGACGCCGAACGCCGGCCAGCTCGCGATCACGTCAACACAACTCTCGGCCAACGTAGCGACGTACACGTTCACATTGATCAGCGGAGTCGCGCCGACTGTCGGCCAACAAGTGACGATCGTCGGATGCCTGAACGGGCCGATCGTCGGCGGTACAAGCATTTTCAACATCTCGAACGGCATCATTGCTTCGACGGGCGCGAATCAATTTTCGATCGCAATCACTGCGGCAAATGTGAATCCCGCAGCCGAAAACGGAAACGCGACAGTAAACGGCACGAAGTTTCAGTTCGATCCCGGGATTCAGTTCGCCGGCACTGGCACGAATCCGATCTTCGGGAATTCGGGCGGCGGTACAGTCGTTGTCGGCGGTGCAGGACTCGGCGCCGGCATTCGAAAAGCCGTGTTGATGTTCTTGACGCGAAACAATCTGATCACGCCTTGTTCGCAGCCGGTGATCTTCGCGACGAATGGCGTGTCGACTTCGCTCGCCTTCTCGAATCTAGCGATCGGGCCGCCGGATACGATCGCGCGAATCATCGCGCTTACTGGCGCGAATGGCGGAAACTTTTTCTGGATCCCGCAGCCGGTGATCATTCAATCGGGCGGCCAGAACATCACGTACACTTCGTCGAAGATCTCCGACAATACGAGCACGCAAGCGACGCTCACATTCACCGATGCCGTGCTTCTTGCCGGCACGCCGATCGATGTGCTCGGGAACAATCTTTTCAATCAGATCGAACTCGGATCTTGCCGCGGCTTCCTTACTTATGCGAACAGGCTGATCGCGTGGGGAGAAAATAACAAGATCCAGAACTTGATCAATCTTTCGTTCGAAGGCGGAATCGGCACAACGGGCGGCGGTTTGACGACGTATCCGCTCGGATGGACCGTCGATCCGACGAACGGCGCCGGCGGAAATCTCCGCGTGTCGCCTGTCTTCGGGAATAGCTATTACGTGCAGAACTTGACTGGCGGCGTGCAAGCTCTGTACGGCATGATCACGCAAAGTGCCTTTCAGGATCCATATCAGGTTCCGATCGTGCTGCAGAACACGACGTATTCCGTGCGCATCACGGCCAGGTGTCCGAGCGGAGTGTCGACGGGGAATCTAGTCGTCGATCTGTTCTCGCCGCTGCAAGGCCGGATCTTCGGAAGTTTCACGATCCCGTTGTCGACAATGACGTCGAACTTCGCGATCTTCACCGGCACGCTTCTGACGTCGATGCTTTCGACGGTACCGCCAGATCTGCAGTATCGGATCTATGCTTCTAATCTTCCGAACAACGGCGACGTAGAAATTGATCGCAGCGAACCATTTCCGACACTGCAGCCGATTCTCTCGACGCAATTCCGCGCGAGCTACGCTGGCAATCAGGAAGCATTCGATCTCGTGACTGGCGCCTTCGGGCCGAATCAAAATCAGCAACCCCTCAATGGCGGATTCACGCTCTTCGACTCGCTGTACGCGCTGAAAGAGAAAAGTCTGTTTTCGACTTCAGACAATGGCGTCACTGAACCGTTCCAGTGGAACTGGCGGGAAGTGTCGCAGAAAGCCGGAACGATCGGCATAAATTCGTATGATGTCGGCGAAGGATGGATGCTCACGGCTTGCCGGCCAGGAGTGTACTTCTTTGAAGGCGGCGAACCGATCAAAGTCTCGCAAGAGATCCAGTCCGTGTGGGATCTGATCAACTGGAAAGCCGGCGCATCGATATGGGTGCGCAACGATGAACAGCTCAAGCGCTTTACGATCGGAGTTCCGATCCAGACGCCTAATCCGTTCATGCCCGAATTCCCTGTGAACGCGAATCCGACAAGTCCGAACGTGATCCTGATGTGCAGCTATCGCGAGCTGAACACCGGCGCCGAACTCGCGCACACCGGGCCGATCCGCTCGACGTTTAGCGGCCGCTTGATGTCTCCCGAACCGGCGCGCAAGTGGAGCTTCTGGAATATCGCGTGCCCGTACGCCGACTTCATCAACCGTAATGATGAGAACTGGCCGGAATTTTTCTGCACCGGATATCAGAACTCGAAAGTCTTCCAGCTCTCTTCGGCCGAACTCGATGACGACGGCGCGGCAATTAATTCGTTCTATGTGACATACGGCTTTGTGAAACCGGAGATGGCCGACGCGAAAGGACTCGGGCTCTTCAGCATGGAACTCACGTATCTCACGATGCTTGTCACCGGATCCGGCACGGCGCAACTGCAGGTATATCCGGACAGCGTGCAAAATACTCTGCCGTTCCAGCTCGATCCGCTTCCGCTGACGACATTCTCATTCGGCGACAGTGAAATCGGCGCGCTGATCACGGCGAACCGTTTCTTCATTCGCATCGGAACGAATGCCGTCGGCTCGTCGTGGAAGCTTTCTAAAGTCGTCGCCGCACTCACTAAAGGCGCATGGAGCGAGATCCGCGGCACGGCCGTCGGATCGGGATAAGGGGGTAATTACGTAATTATGCTTGATGCAACGCAATTCCTGAACGAAGTACGCAATCGGGATCCGCATCTTGGGAAGCTTCTTGAACAACTGATCGATGGCGTGAATGGGATCTCGAATCATCTCGGCGTCGATCCGAAAGGGAAAGTGCAGCCGCCGGCAGCGCATCAAGCGCTGAACATTTCGGCCGGCAGCGATCACGTGCACGTGACGATCACCGACAATGCGCCGATAAAGAAGAACGTGCAGAACTTCATCGAATGGAGTGCCAATGATCCAGCGTTCAATAATCCGCATGTAGAGCATCTGAACGCTTCGCGCGGCCGCGTTCTTCCTCTGCCGGCAAAAGATCAGAACGGCGTGCAGATTCAGTACTACTTCAAAAGTTATAGTCAGTACGCTGGATCTGATCCGCAATCGAAGCACACATTCTTCGGCACGCGTTTCGCGCCGACGCCTGTCACACTGACAGGAGCGAGCACGCTTGCTCTTTTACCTTCGACGGGAAGCGGAACCGGGAAATCGGATGGTTCACAATCTGGATCCGGACTCGGCGTCGTACTACAACGGCCGGCAATCGGGCCGAAGCGATCGCCGGCGCCGGCGTTCTGATGAAGATTCGCGCATATGAAAAGAAAGACGTCGTTCGCATTAAGCAGTTTGCATCCGAAGCGAAATATGGCTTCGAGCTCCCGGATCCTGACGACGTTCATGCACTGATCAAAGAATGCCTTCTCGACGATGAAGGCGTCGTGCGACTGGCGGCATTCGGACGGCTGCAGGCTAACGCCTTTCTGCTCGTCGACGGCACCTGGGTCACGCCGGAAGAACGGCTCGAAGCGATCGAGATTATGGAATTCGCGATGATCGAGAAAGCGAAACTTCTCGGGCTCGATCAGGCGACGGCGCAAGTCGAACCGCGGTTCGGGCAACGTCTCAAGATGCTCGGATGGGAAAAATCCTTTGGAGAGACTTGGCACAAGGACTTCTGACAATGATCTACAACACGAAGATCGTGATCGACATTGAGAGCGGCGCAGTTCTGTTTAAGGATCTCCCACATTTCTATGATGGGCCTGTCGAGCTGTGCGACAAAAAAGCTAAAGGCATGGCGCAGCGGGCCGCTAATACCGCGACTGGCGAAGGCGCGCGCTACGGCGGGCAAGCGATGGACATCGGAGCGACGCTTGTGCCCGAGTACCGCAAGGAAGCAACGAATCCGACGGGCTTCAATCCTAATGATGTGAACGCGATGCTCGTCGGCGGTGAACAAGGCGCCGGCGGCGCGACTGGCGCACTCTCCGGAGAAGCATCATTGCGCGCGGCGCGATCGCGGAATACCGGAGCACTTTCTGGCGTCCTCGGCGAATTCGGGCGCGAGAAAACACGCACACTATCTTCTAACGCGCTCGGAGTGCAGGAAATGCAGGCGCGAGAAAAGATGCGTCAGAAGTCGGAAGGACTGCGCGGACTCGAAGGCATGTACGGTACGGATGTCGGCGCGCAGCTCAAGGAACAGCAGCTCGTGCCTGAAGATATCAATGCGATGCTGAAGGCCAATGAAACCGGATGGGGCAAGAACCTGCAAGATTGGGTAAGAATAGCTACCGGCGCGGCCGCAACGGGGAAAGCAATTCATGGCTGAACCAACAACTGTTGATCCTGAACTTCTGAAAAGATTGCTCGATCCGACGCTCGGGCACAGTGATCTCGCGCTCGCTGAAGCGATCGATCGCACGCATCCGAATACGTCGCACGTCATTCCCGAAATCGGAGCGGCGCCGACGCTCGATCGCGCAGAAGCGCCGAAGTCGCTGTCGCCGATCGGCGGCGGCGGCGAACCGAAAGGACTGCCCGTTCTTTCCACGAAAGAGCAAAAAGGGCTGCCGATGCTTTCTCCGGGTGTGCGGCCGGGCACCGCGGTAGATTATGAAAATCAGCTCGAACGGCTGCGCGCGCCAGGTACGCCAGCGACGACGACGCTCGGGAAGATCGGACATGGACTCGCGAAGATCGGAAACATCGCTGGCGACGTGTTCGCACCTGGCGTGATGGCGAACATCCCTGGGACGGATATGTTCAAGCGTGCGGAGATCCATGCGATCGAACCGCAACTAGAAGAAGCGCGGAAGACGGAAGAAGGCGCAAAGGAACGTCAGCAAACTCACGAGCTGGCCGTCGGCAAAGAAAAATCGGAAGCCGAAGAGCGCGCCGCGCGTACGAAAAATCTAAACGAAAAAGATTCGGCGACACTCGCGCAGCACGGATTGATGCGCGATGAAGAAGGCAATGTCAAACCGGATCCGACATCGCAGGTCTATCAGAAGAACGAACTAGCACGTCAGACGGTGATGAACGTGCAGAAATTCCGCGAAGCGCAGCAAGAACTTGTAGAAGCGCGCACCGAAGTCGAACGCGCGAAGAACGATCCGAATTCGCCGGCGTTCAAACAAGCTCAGGAACGTCTCGCGATGGCGCAAGAAGCTCATCGCGTCGCTGGCGCAAATCTTGCGCTACATCAGGAAGAATTCGCTAACAAACAGCACGAACAGCAATTCGTCAAACCAGGCGGCCAGGCACAGAGCCGCGGATCCGCAGCGGATGCCGTGCTAGGGCTGTACGATGCGCCAGGCAAACCCGGGCTCGAATCGCTCGTGCGCAAAAACGCGAAAGACTTGGGTCCATTGATGGGCCGGCTTGCGAAGGGGGAAATCGCGCTCGGCGATGTCGATCCATCGATCGCGGAATTGTACGGCGCGATGAAGAGCTTCTATGCTCTGCAGCCGGCCGTTCACGGATTCAGAAATGCCGAATTCGTGAAAGACTTCGAAACCGCGCTCGGCACTCTTGAACGGGATCCCGATGCTTTCATCGCCGGCATGAAGGGACTTCGGCCGACACTAGAATCCGTTTCGAGAGAAGGCCGCACATTCAAAAAGCGGATCGTCGAAGGCGAAGGCGGCGGCGGTACGCCGAAGAAAGACGAAACCGGCGGCGGTGAAGAAGGCGGATCCGCGTTCGACAGGTGGAAAGCGGAAAAGGAAAAGAAGAAGAAACCCTGATGCCTGACGATTACACGCAAGACAAATCATTCATGTCGGCGACGCCGGCGGAACAGCACGAGTATTTGCTGTCCGTCGATTCCGGCTATGCGAAAGCTTCGAAGCAAGATCAGGGCGCTTTTCTCAATCAACTCATGGCGCCGTCGCGACTGGCGAAATCTGCGCAAGTGACGGAAACGGAGAAGGCCGCAATCGGCAAAGGCTACATTACTCCCGCGCAGGAAAAAGAGAATGTCAACAAGCTCGGCTACTACGGGCCGATCACTTCGGCACTAGAAAAGCACGGCATCACTCCCGGGCACCTGGCGTCGGAAGGATGGGAAGGGCTGAAAGATATCGGCCGATCGGTAAAGAGCGTCGCCGGCGATATCAGCTCTTCGCGGCCGCTTGTGTTCGGATCCGCGGAAGAAGGGCCGCAAGAAAGCACGCTTCACAAGTACGTGATTCATCCTGCAGAGATCGAATCCGAGAAAGCGCGGCACGCCGGCAGTGATATCGAATCGATCGGGCATTCCGTCGCCGCCGCGCTTCCGGTGATCGGGCCGGCCATTTCGAACTTGTCGGAACAGGCGGGCACCGGCGATATCGGCGGCGCGATCGGCCGCGGTGCCGGCCAGGCCGCCGGCGCGAAGCTTCTCTCGAAAGTTCCCGGCGTTCTTCCGAAGCTCGAAGTGAATCCAGTCGAAATAGGCGCCGGGCTCGCTAAAGGCGAACTCACCGGCGTCAAGGTGAAAACTTCCGAAGCTGTTCAAGCTACGCGCCGCGTGACGGGGAAGCGGCTTACTGAAGAGCAAGCGGCTGCAAAGCCGGCGACAGCGGAATTTCAACCGGCGCTCGGGAACGCTACGCGCGAAGTACTAGAACATGCACAGAAAGAAGGGATCGAGCTTACGCCAGGCCAGGCGACGAATATGCCGCTTCCACGGATGATACAGGCGATTGGCGAACGAAGCCTGTTCGGATCCGACAAGCTCGCCGAAGGCATCGACAAGAATGCCGGCGCGTTCATGAAAGCGACGCGCGGATTCGCCGATCGCGTTGATCCGAAGGCGATGGGACTCTCTGAAGAATCGGCTGGCGAAGCGATCAAGCAGGCGACAGAGACGGGAAAGAGTGTGTCGCATGAAAACGCGTCAGCCGGTTTCAAAGATGTCATCGACGCGCACGGAAAAGAAATCGTCGACACTTCGAACATTTCGAAAAAGTGGCAAGAAGCGCGCGAATCTTTGCCGATGGGCGCAGAAGAAAAGATCCTCGCCGAAGTACCGCGGAACATGGCCGCGCATGTCGAAGAACTTCTGTCGCCGACGGGAATGAAAGCGCAGCTTCCTTTCGAGAAAGCTGTCGCACTGCGATCGGTATTCCGTGAACTCGGGGAAAGCGATACATTGCCGACGAAATCGCAAGGCGTTTTCCGCCAGATGATGAAGGCGACAGATACGGCGATGGAAACGGCGGCCGACAAAGGCAACTTCACGAAAGAATGGCGCGAAGGAAACAAGGGCTGGAAGGATTACGTCGAAAAATACGGCGACAAGCAAAGCCCGCTCGCGCGGATCCTGAAGCAAGCGGATCCCGCAAAGATCACTCGGGATCTTCTCAATCGCGCATCGGCGAAAGATATCGAGATCCTGAAGAACGAAAAACTCGACAGCGCGCTCGAAGCGCTGAAGCGCCAGGTGATCGAAGAGATCGCAAAGAACAAATTCACCGTCGGCCGAAACGGGCTCGGCGGATTCTCGCATTCGTTCCTGCATACGCTGTTCGGGCCCGAAGCGATCAAAGAGCTGTATCTGAAAGCGGACATCGGCCGGCGTTTCAACTGGCAGATGAATCCTTCCGGCACGTCTAACGTAATGATAGCTGAGAGCCAAGTCGCGCATCCGGAACCATCGAAGCTCGGGCTTCTCTACGGCGCCGCACGCACATCGATGCCGCGGCCGGCGGGATCCTACCTGCCGGACATCGCGCCGGCCGGCACAATCAAGCCGCTCGGCACGCCGCCGATGCCAGTTCCTTCGACGTCAGGTGAAAACCGGCCGGCGAATGGATTCAAAGCCGGGATCAATCCCGTCGGAGCCGAAGCGACGATGAAACCGATTGAGACACAAGATATGATCACCGGACTCTCGACGGAGATCGCGCGGATGAAGGATACGCTCAGAACTTCGACGAGATCCGCTGCAGAGAAAGCAGCATTGAAAAAACAAATCGACGAATATCAAGAGCGCGTCGACATGCTTCGCGCCAAAGGGAAAAATGAGCGATGAACTTTTGCATATCGTTCTCGCCGTCGTCCCTGTTATCTTTACCGCGGGCGGTTTCTATGTTTACGTTCGAATCAGCTTCAAACAAGTGATCAGGGAAGCGAAAGCCAACCACGAATTGATCATCAAAGACATCGACGGGCTCGGGGGAATCATTCGCAATGGCGCGACGGATGCCGCGCGCCGCTACCACAATCTTTCGATGGCAGTACTTGTCGCCGCTCCTTTGGACAAGGAAACAGAAGTTACCAAACTCCTAAAAGAAGGGTGACGATGATCCTATCCCCATCGCAGCACGAACTCGTTCTAACCATCTTCACACTCAAAAGAAAACGCCGCCTAGAAACGGAAAACGTCAAAGACAGGGATGAGGCCGACTTGCAGGATGTCCTCAGCGCATTGGAAACGGCCAGTTTGGTGATCGTTCCATTGGGAGTGATCGAAGCCCTGAAAAACACCATCAGTGATTTGAACGGCAAACTACAAAAGGCACAAACCGATACGGCGGCCTGAAAAGGAGAAATGATGCACAATTTGGCAATTTATTTCATTGTTGGACTGTTTGCTTTCGCTGGCGGATTCGCGCTCGGCCGGCTCAAAGGTCTTGCGATGCTGAAAGTCTTTCAAGATCACATCAACGCGCTCGAAGCAAGCGTCGGCAATCTCGCGCAAATCGAAGGCACGAAGATCCGCTTGTTCATCGATGAGCTGAGAAAGAAGTTGTAATGGCTGATATCGGCAAATTCTTCGGTTCTCTTTTCGGTTCAGCGGCCGCGGGAGTAGTATCGCCGGCGGGGCAAGTGATCGAAGGCACAAGCAAACTGATCGGCATGTTCAAACTGTCGCCGGAACTGAAAGCGAAGCTGCAGGCGGAACTCACTGAAGGGAATCTCGATCTCGAAAAAGCCGAACTCGCCGCGCAAGTCGGCGCCATGCAGGGCCAGCTTGAAATCAATAAGCAGGAAGCTGCAAGCGCGAATTGGTTTGTGGCCGGATGGCGGCCGGCTGTCGGTTGGGTGTGCGTGCTCGGTTTGTTTTGGGCTTATGTGTTAGAGCCGTTCGTCGAATTCGGACTGATCAACTTCAAAGGGAAACTTCCGGATGGCATACCGCACCTGGACACCGGCACACTGATTAGCGGACTATTGATCCCGCTTCTCGGACTCGGAGCCATGCGAACGGTAGAGAAACTGCGGGATGCCGCGGGGAATCACTGATATGGTCTGGTGGATTTCACATCACATGTTCACGATCTCGCTTTTACTTCTCATCTTTTTTTCTGGCGCGGGTGTCTTCCATCTGCACCGCCGATGGAAACATCGTCAATGGGTGAAGTCGCTGAGGAATCGATGAGAGCATCCTTCGATGCCGCTTTCACCGCTCTGGAATTGCACGAAGGCGGATACTCAAACAATCCCGCGGATCCTGGCGGCGAAACGATGTACGGCATCACCGCGCGCGTCGCACGTAAGCACGGATACGCCGGCGCGATGCGCGATCTCCCGCTCGATCTCGCGAAGTCGATCGCGAAGGCCGAGTATTGGGATTCTGTCGCCGGCGACGAGCTGCCCGACAAGCTCGACTTCACGGTGTTCGATGCCGCGTACAACTCAGGGCCGGAACGCGCCGAAAAATGGCTCGGCCAGGCGCGGCAACCTGCGACTGATGACGTCGACAAGATCGTGATGCGATTCGACGCATATCGCCTGCTCTTTCTTGATTCGCTTCCTACCTGGCCGAGCTTTGGCCGCGGATGGGCTCGACGCATCGCGGAAAATCTCTTGCGCGCGGCCGCCTGATTCGTTTATGCTCACCGCGTCTTCCCTTGAGAGAGGGAAACTCCGTTGCTTTCATGGTGGGCCGGGATTCGGACTCCCGGCCCACTCCCTTGTGAGGAAAAATGTCATTTCAAGATGATCTGATGCGAGCTGATGCGATCCGCGAAATTCGCGCGAGCGGCTGCACACTGCCAGGTGTCGCCGAGCTGATCGTCGACTTTCACGGCGCCGTGCATGTATTGACGAACGTGCCGAAGATCCAGACACTCGGTGAAGAAGTCGCCGCATCCGATAGTGAGCAAGGCACGAAGATGCGCCAGCTCTTGTACGTGCAGGCAAAGGCAACGGGAACCGCTGCAAGCGAAGTGCTGATGACGAACAAAGATGAAACGAAGACTTCCACGCCGAGCGAATCGAAGGCCGCCGCCGCTGCCAGTGCCGGCGCGTCGACGGGATCCGCTTCGGACGCCGCGGCGGCTGTCGGGGCTTCCGACGAAGCTACCGCCGCGGCGGGAATTCCGGCGGAACCGAGCCCGGGCGCCGCCCCTGAAACTTCCGTCGCTCAAGGGGAATGGCAGGCGCAAGGATCCTGACGAGCGGATAGTACGGAACGACGAAGCCCGCCGGACTTTCCAGTGCGCTCCACTGGAACCCCGGCGGGCTTTTCGCTTTCAGGGAGAAAGATCGTTTATTTCTCTTCGATGAATTCGATCTCGTGCCGGCCGAATCGCCAGGCATCGAATTCTTCATTTGTCATTACAAGATTACCGGCTTTCCCGAGTGTACGTCCTTTGTTCCCGCTGAACACCCGCATGTGCGTGTGCCCGCCGATCCGCTGCCAATAGATTCGAATCGTCTTCTCGCTCATTTTTTCCCTTCCAGCCAACGCCGCAAGTCTTCCGCCTTTCGTTTGGTCCACTGAATCAGAGCTTCGAGATTCCCACCTGCCCATACCACAAACAAAACGCATAGAAGAATCCACGCGGCAACGAGCACTTTCAATTTCTCGCCAACGTATCGATTGTCCAACGCAAGAGCTGACTGACTTCAAAGATCAGCACGGCGATCCCGATCGACAGGAACCACGATTGAACCGGATGTTCAAGACACCATCGATCGAACCGTTTCAGTTGTTCCTGCCGGCGCAGATGCTCGGCATGTTCTCGCCAGATGTCTTTCATCATGCACCGTGATTCTGGCACATTGGATGATCAGCGATCGGATGCCAGGCGCCGCATGCCGCGCAAAGGAAGAAGATGAATCCCGCGGTGAGCCCGCGATGCATCAGCGCGCATTCGGGATTCTTGCAAGTCGGCCGGCTGAAGAGTCCGAGAACTGTCGTGCCTTTCGCGTCTTCCGCGACAAACTGCCCGTCTTTGAGATAAGTGATCATCGCTTACCGCCTTTCGGAGAAACCCATAAAGACAACAAAACACAGAGCTGCAGAAAGCCGAAGTACAGAACCGATGGCAAGGCGATCAGGATGATGAGAAATGCAGCAAGTTTGATCATTTTAGCACTTCCACTTCATCAGTTCTAAAAGTTCCGGCCGGCTTCGCATCCATCGGCACGCCGGGATCGTATCCGTTCAGGCGGATGAATTCGTGCAGCGCGCCGATCGCTGAATCCGCCCAGACAAGATACTTCTTCCATACGCCAGGATCGTATTTCACGGTGACGATGTAGTTCACGATTCACCGCCTTTCATTGCTTTCTCTATCCGTTCTTTAATCGAAAAACTGTGCTGTACTTCAAAGGCATTGCGCCGTGCTTCCGCTGCGATCACTGCATCGCAGAGCTTGCTGTATTCTGCAAAATGTTCGGGATCGATCGTCCCTTCGAGCCGCCAACATTGAGCAACGCCTTTTTTCCCTTCCCATTTTACGAGGATGTTGTGATTCCCGATATGAATTCCAGTGCATTTGCCGGAACGAAGAACTCCATCTGAGCCATCCCACTGAATGAATGGGATAGGTTCGATCTTATCGTTCTTTGTGACGCGCTCAAGTTTGTCGCGAAGAAGTTCGAGTGTCTTTGCTTCGATTTCCTGTTCGTTGTATTCGGCCGAGAAATCCCCGTTCGAGTCGACATCCACATCGAATTTTTTGCCGCGTATGGTGATAGTCGTGATCTTCATGCCGGCACCGCCTTGTCGCGCAAGAAAGCCGTCGCACGCTTCCCGTAGATCTCTGTGATGTATTCTTGATAGGTTGCGAGCGATGCCGCTTGGCAGGATGGTGCCATACCGCTCTGTTTGACACCTGTCACCATCGAAAGCCAAACAGCTTGCGGCAAGAGCCCTGCGAGTTTCGCGCGTTGAATCGTCGCGAAAGTTTCGGGGAATAGTCGTCGAGTACGTTTCTTCTTCATGCGTCGACTCCGATCTTCCGATCGGCAATCACCACAACGGATAGTTTGAAAGAGCCGATGTGCTTCCGGTGAAGTTTCGGATGCTTGAGCAGATCGCGAAGTGCGTCGCAAGTCGCCGATCGAAGAGTCGATCCGGATCCGCGGCCGTTGACGGTGACATGCCCGGGCAAGGCGTCGAACTCATGCCCGATGATGTTCACGACTTTTACCATTACGGGCGCCTTTCATGAATGAGAAACCAAAGTCTTTCGCCGATCAGGAATCCGCCGCCGACTGCGAACATGGTGAACAACGGAAACAGCTTGAGCATGGTGTTTTCTCCCTGAGCCGTTGAGCGGCTCGTGCTGCCCACTGTCACTAGGGCAGCCCGCGCAGCTCGTCGGACTAAGCTGCGATCTTTTCCCATTGCTCGGGCGCGAGTTCAAGGATCTCGCCGCCGATGCGTTCCATCGTGGTAGCGTCTTCGTACGATTCGACGGATTGGCAAAACTCCGTCACCGCGTTCGACAAACCCCACTGCGACAGATCGCCGTTCGAGAGAAGCTTCATCAGGATCCCGTCGCCGTATGCTTCGGGAAGCTGATTCACTTCGACGATGTGCTCGACGATCTCTTTCGGCTTGACGATCTTGCGATCGGCGGTGAGCGTCAATCCGCGCAGATAATCATTGAACTTGTCGCCGTCGAACGATGCCTTCACGACGTCGCGCATTTTCAGCATCAGCGCTTTGTCGTCAGCCTGGCGAGTCGCATCCGCGAAAACTTCATACGCGGCTTCGAGTTCGGCGCCGGCTTTCCCGACGTGATACTTGCGCATCGCTGAATCCGGCCGGATCGCGCCGTTCGTGCATGACAGGATGAAAAGGAATTGTTCGACGCGGAAGGAATGCAGCCCGACTTCCGAATTCGAGATCACGATCCCGGCTTGCACGGTTTCACCGACGACGGTGCCGGCGATGCGTTCGGAAACTGCCTTGATGTAGAGACGAGTTTCAGAAACGTCGGCGCTCTCGACGCGAAGCCCGAGTTCGGATCCGCGTTCAAGGATCACCGGCAAGACAGCTTCGGCGACGGTAATGTTATCGATCATGCGGTACCGATTCGAAAGGAAAGCGCGCGCACGGCCGTCGAGTGTGCGCACGAGCCGCGTTTCCTTTTCTTGTGCGAGCCAATGATTGACGTTTGTCGTCAGCAGTTCGGGCGATTCCTGGCGCATCCGATCGTAATACTTCGCGGGAATCCCGGTGTGCTGGCCGATCTGATTGTGAGCAACTTCGGAGATCTGAAACGTGCCGGCGTGATCGCCGACGACGCCGACGTCGAGAAGCACATCGTTCGGCGTGTTATTCTCCGCATCGACTTCGACGCGCATTCCCATGCGTTGAGTCGGAACTAGAAAATCTCGCTTCGTCTTCGCCTGCCGGGTGATTTCTGCTGCCATTCCTTCGAGTGTCATTCCGCTTTTCATGGTCTTTCTCCCTTTGCCGGCCGGCTCGATCGAGCTGCCTTCCGACAACTTAAGTGTCTCAGAAACGCCATGCTTTGTCAAGACCTATTGACAAATATAAACTCCCTGGTAGACTAGTAGTCGGGAGGAAGTTCAAAATGCCAAAAGAACCTACTCAGGTGATCTATGTTCGACTGCCGCGAAGCATCGTGAAGAAACTAAAGGACGCCGCCGATCAGCAACGACGCACGATGGCCGCGCAGATCGAGCTTGTTCTTTCCGACTGGATCGAAGTCGCTTTCGCGAATGAGAGAGTCAACAAATGATCTGCACACCGTGCGGTGAAGTTCTCGAAGAAGGATGGTCCACGATCGCCGGCATCGAGCGCGAAGGGAAACTCTTCTTTGTGTGGGCTTGTGTTCATCATCCCGTCGGCGATGCGGCCATCTATCTTGGCAGCGTCGCTTGCGCGCGACAGTGGGCCGACAAACATCCCGAGTACCGGGATGAGATCGAGAACATCATCGCGAACTGCGAGACGCTGTGCTGAATTCTCGCAGAGTTCCGGAGTTCCATTGCCCGTACTGCAATTACCGCATGAACACGATCGGCACGATCTATGATGTGCCGGCGGATATCGTCGGGCATCTTTTTTGCTGTGTCGAATGCGGCGAGATCGGGATCTTCGAAGCGGATCTGCAGCTTCGCAAGGCATCACCGGAAGAAGTAGAGAAACTACTCGCGGACAATTCACAAGCACGAAACGAGATGGAGATCTTTCGCGAGTACATCACCTGGCGCCGGATTCAGCGGATAAGAACAGCCGCAATGAACAACTGAAGTGTGATAGATTCAGCCCGTCCGAAACTCTCTCGAAGGGGAAGATCATGCCTGAACAGAAAAACGATCTCGCGATCATTCGTCAGATCGATGCACCGGATTTCAAAATACAGCTCGAACGCGCACTTCCGAACGCCGCGGTGTCGGGATTGTCGGCCGATCGCATGGTGCGGCTTGCGATCACCATGCTTCGGCGGAATGAGGCTTTGCAGAAATGCACGCCGCTCTCTGTGATGTCATGCGTCGTCGAGATCGCGCAGCTCGGGCTCGAACCTGAAGGCGTGCTCGGGCACGCGTACATGGTGCCATTCGCTGATCAATGCACGCTGATCGTCGGATATCGCGGCTTCATGCACCTGATGTATCAGTCCGGAGTCGTGACGGAAGTCTCGGCCGAGATCGTGCGGAAGGGCGACAAGTTTCAGCGCGTGCTCGGCACCGAACGTCAGCTCGTGCATATGCCCGAACCGATTCCCGAGAAAGATGACGAAAAAAACTGGATCGGAGCTTACGCCGTCGCGCGGCTCCTGAACAATTCGATGGCGTTCGAATATCTCGAAAAGGTGAAGATCTACCAGGCACGCGCTCGATCCCGCGGCTATCAAAAGCATTTGAAAGAAGGCAAGTCGACGCCGTGGGTGACGGATCCCGAAGAGATGTGGAAGAAGACGCCGATCCGCCGGCTTGCGAAACGGATGCCGACGTCGACATCAGACAAACGGCCGATGCTTCTGCGCGCGGTGATGCTCGATGAGTACAGCGAGAAGCCCGGGCTTCTTCTGCCGACGCTGCACGGCTTCGATGTCAATCCGGATGGACCCACAGGGCCGGAACAGAACGGCGAGCCGATCACGCCGACGATCGAAGTTTCTAGCGAAGACGTAAAGAAACCCGCGGCCGTAAAAAAATCGGCAGTAAAGTCGCCGCCGAATCCAGCGGTACCGCGCGCCAATCTGAAAGGCGAACCGGCAAAGATCGACGATCCCCTGATCAACTCGACAGAACAAACACAGATCTATAACAAGGCTGCCGCGAACAACTGGAAAATCCCCGACGACGTGAAGAAGTACTTGCAAAAGCGCTACAAAGTCGATACTGTCAAGGCCGTTCGACGCTCTTGGCTTCCAGAAATTTTACAAACTCTTGAATCAGGGACGTGATCCGTGTCCGACGGGCCGCGCTTTCCGCATCTCGAATTCAGTTTCGACGAAGACTCCCACATCTACCAGGTAGAGAGCCGCGGCCGTGTGCCAGGCTGTACGCGCGTGCTCGATCAGGGCGGGCTTGTGTCGTTCGAGCACGTGGACCGTGACATTCTCGAACGCAAGAGCGAACTCGGCCGCGAAGTTCACAAAGCTTGCCATCTCTACAATCAGAAAAAGGCGTTCACATGCGATGTTCAGGTGCGCGGATATTTGAACTCGTGGATCGAGACGGTGCGCATGCTTCGCTTTGTGCCGCGACAATCCGAGTTTCGGCAGATCGCGAGCGTGAACGGAATGCTCTTCGGGATGCAGATCGATGCCGAAGGACTCGTGCTGAACGAAGACACGATCATCGATCTGAAGATCGGCCAGGTGTGCCCGCATCACGGAATTCAACTTGCCGGCTACGCGGCCGGGCTGTATCATCCGCGTCTCGAAACCCCACTCGGCCGCTTCCGTACGCGGAAACGGATAGTCACGCAACTGCAGGAAGATGGATCGCTCGCGAAAATCCGACGCTTCGAAAACAAGTCCGACTTCGATGTGTTCGTGAGCGCGTTGTATACAACTTATTGGAAAATGCAGAACGAAACTTTCTACAGGGAGATCAACCAATGAATGCACTCACAGAGTTCAAGCTTCCGGCTGTGCCGAACGTGAAAGAAGCGACGAAGCTCGCCGCTCCGATCATCGATCAATCGCGCGAGCTGAAGATCAACGACGACGACAGCTACATAGCTTCGTGGGCTCTGATCGAGCGTCACGATGCGGCGATCGCCAAAGTCGGCGAATGGTTTGATCCGTTCGTGACTGGATCACATCAGCTTCACAAGATGGCCGTCTCGCTGCGCGATCAGTTCCTCGTTCCGCTCTACGCATCGAAAGATCGGCTACTCGCCGAGCGGAAGCGGCATCGCATCACGCAAGAAGCTGCGGCACAAAAGAAGCGCGACGCCGATGCCGAGATCCTTCGCAAACAGCAAGCCGCCGATCTCCTGAAAGAAGCGAAGAAGATCGAAAGAGCCGGCGACGTCGAGACGGCGACAGTGCTGCGCGAACAGGCGGCAACATTGCCGGCGCCGATCATGCCCGTCGCGCCGGCGGTTCCGAAGCAAACCGGATCCGTAGAAAAAACTCGCTGGATCGCGACGGTGACGAATTATGATCTCGTGCCGATCGAGTACAAGACGCTCGATCATACGAAGAAGACGGAACGCGCGTTGATCGACAGCAAAATTCAGGGAGTCGTAACGAAGCTCGGCAATCAAATCAAGATCGCCGGCGTCGACATCATTCAGAATTCTTCTGAACATTCGCGGGCGGTGCGATGATCGACGCGCTCTGTCGCCACTGCACGACATCTTCGAATCTGCAAGCTCCATGCTCGAATTGTGGAACGGTGTTTTGTGTTTTCTGTTTCCATCGTCACTCTTGCGTGCTCGGCGCGAACCGTGACGACAATCGCAAGGGCCGAGCATACGCAATAGAAAGGGAGATCAGGAATGCCAAAAAAAGCAGAGAAAGAAACATCATCGATTACATCAGAAAAGCCGACGTCGGCTCGCTTGCTGGCGAACCGGCCGCTCGATCCAGAAACCGATGATGTCGAAGTACGGCCGAAGGAAGCTATCTTCTCCGAAGCCGCTTCCGAACTCGGGCCCGAACACATCGAAGAACCGAAGCAAGCTGAACTTCTCGCGATGCCGGAAGAAGCTACGCGGCCCGTTGCGGTGCAGAACGGCCGGATGCTGGCGACATATGTCGGACTCGGGCTCGAACGCGACAAGAACAACGACAAGTTAGTGCATCTCGATTTCTCTTTCACACTCGAAGATGCGCACAACGGTTTCATTCCGAAGAAAGTCAAGGAAGCTTGGACGTTCCTTAAAGACTCCGACAATAAACTGATCTGGATCAAGGGAATTCCGCCGATCACTCTCGGAGTTTTCATGGATCCGAAAGTGAAGAAACCCGAACTTCATCTGATCGGCGCGGAATTCATGAAAGCGGTAATTCAGATCGTCGAAGAAACGGGCAAGGGAAAGATCGTCATGGTGACGCGGTTCGCATTCCGCGTTCGGGCATCACGACATGCGAGCGTGATGGATTTCGCCGCCTGGCGCGACGGCGAATCGTTTTGGATCGTGATGCCGCAAACTCAGGAAGCACTCGAATGAGCGATACCAAGATTAAGGAACGACTCACTGCGGCGATCGATATTGTGCTGCAGGAAGGCATCTCGAAAGAGCCCATCGCGTCGCGCTTTCTCGCCGAAAGAATCGTTCTGCTCATCAGTAACTTTGTGAAGGAAAATGCGCCGGGGGCGACGGGAAACTTCCCCGATGGCCAATCCGAAGCGACAGATCAGGGGGAAGTCAAGATGCTTGTCTCGCACGATGACAATCTTGTGCGGATCGAACTCGGGAAACCTGTCGCATGGTTTGCGATGCCGAAGTCACAAGCTCTGACGTTCGCTTTCGTCATCTTGAATCATTGCGGCGTCGAGATCCAGCAGCACGATCTGACAAAGGAGAAACCGTCATGAAAGATCGAACGCTGTGGCATCAATCCGGCGTGAACAAAAACGGCGAACCGTTCATTCAGCTTCTGGTCGACGACGAAGTAATCTGTCAGTTGACTCCCGAAGAAGCCCGCGATCATGCGAAGAACATGCTCGAAGCGACGGAAGCAAGCGAGCAGGATGCTTTCATGCTCTCGTTCTTTCGGGATAAGCTCGGCTCTGATGCACAAGCGGCGATGCGAATAATCGTAGAGTTTAGGAAATGGCGAGAAGCTCGCGGAAAGAAAGGGCCGGTTTCAGACGCCAGGGAATTTGTCAGGACCGACAAGCATGAGAAACCGGGAGCTGCATCATGATCGAGCAGATCATCATCGTTTCCGGCGATCCTGGCGGCGTATATATATGTATCACTGATGCCAGCCGGCCGGATCCAGCACACGCATGGAGCCGCGCCGCCAGTCACATCTTCCGGTTCAAGGATCTCAACTATTTCACCGCGATCGAGTCGGCAACGATGTGCCGGCACATGGTCGAAGCAATCCTGAAGATTCCGCGGCGGCCGCGGGGAATGCCCGTCGCTTGGGGATGGGGCAAAGGCTGGCCGGGATGCCGCTAGTCATAGAGCCCGAGAAGTGCCGCGTGTGCGGATGCACAGAATTGAATCCTTGCAAACTCGGCGATATCGAGGGCGATGGAAGCTATGAATGCTGCACTTGGCTAGACTTCGATCACACACTTTGCACGAATCCGAAGTGCATCGCGGCCGTTCCACTGTCGGAGCTGCTAGAGATGCCAATCTTGAGAGGAGCGATCACGTGAAAGAATTCAGCTATCGAGTTCCGACGAAGTATCTGAACAATCCGAGCGGCACACCGATCAATGTGCGCGCATGGGAAACAGCCGTGCCCGGGCTGATCGCGCAACGGCCGATCGGCGGATCCCGTTCGAAAGTGCATCTCTCGCACAAAGCTTCCGGCTCCATTGTCGTATTCAAGGTAAAGAACCTGGCGATAGCGCGCGGAATGGCGAAGAAACTCAAGCCATTCGGGATCCCGTTCACCGCGGCGGATCCGCGATCGCTGTATCGCTATTTCGCGAAATTCACCGATCGCCAGGTAACGGAGTTCCGGCAGATCGCCGGCGCGAACGGGTACGTCGAGCCGCAACGATGGCGGGATTATTGTCTTGCAATGGTGAAGACGTTCGGAGAAGTGGTACGCGCTCACAAGGGGCACGCCGGCAAGCCGGCTGCGCGCCAGGCGCGATCTAAGAAAGGGGATACATGGAAGGGCAAGAACCGAAGAAAACGGCTGTAAAGCCGTCTCTGCTCGAACAGCGAGTGCTCAAACTGATCGAGACTGAAGGGCTTTCGCGCGAAGATGCCGTGCATCGCATTTCCGTGGAAGAAGGCGAACGGCGCCGTACGGCCGTGGTCGACGAGCTGACGGCCAAAGAGCCGAAGATCCTGAAACCGACATGTCCGGGATGCGGCGGGGATCCGCTCGTGATCAAGCGGCTCAGATACGAATTCGGTGATCATGTCGTCGTCGAACTGCTCTTCTGTGCGAATCCCGACTGCCGGATCGCGATCGGCTCACAGATTGTCGGGATCGAGCCGCCGAGACGCTAGTTTCCCACAGAGATCCACAGGGCAAAGGACTGGACAGAAGCGCCTGAATGCCATAGAGTCTGCGGTGCTGAATCGGGGGTGAGCCCGAGAAAGCTTCGCTCTCACCGGCATTCTTTCTTCCTTATCCCCCTTCAGCGCCAGCTCTCCGAGACGTCGAAAGAGGTGCTTTTGTCGAAGCTTCCGGCGTTCCAATTTTATCCTGGCGACTGGATGAAAGACCCTGCTTTACGCAGTGTTTCCGCGGCTGCGCGCGGGCTCTACATGGATATGCTTTGCTTAATGTGGGAATCCGATGAAAGAGGTATCTTGCCTTACCGTGCCGGAAAAGCGGAGGCGAAAGGCCTGGCGAAAGTCGCCGGTCATCGCACAGATTTTGTCGCAAAGTTGCTGCGTGAGTTGGAATTAAATCGAGTAATTTCAAGGCGTCCAGGGGACCGGAGGATATACTCTAGGCGATTGGTAAGAGAGGAGTTAGAGCGGAAAAGAACACGTGAATGGCACCAAAGTAAAAGCCGTGAAAAGACCGTGAATGCCACCACTGATTTGGGGGGGCTTTCACGCGAATTTCACTCCCATTCTTCATCTTCATCTTCATCTTCATCTTCAAAACTAACAGAAAGAGAAGAGCTGGCGCGCGCTCTTTTCGAGAAATTTTGGATCGACTACCCAAAGAAACTTGATCATGACGAAGTACTCCGTCTTTGGCTTTCCCTATCCCCGATTGATCAGACCGTCGCTGCCGAATCTGTAATCGTCTGGGTAAAATCTGAAGAATGGAGCGAAGCTCGCTTTGTGCCGTCACCGGAAAATTTCCTTCGCAAACGGCGATGGGAATCTCGGCCAACTTTACAAGCAGCAAAGGAGAGTCCAAATGATCGACTCAAGCGACTCGAAGCAAAAGCAAGAGGCGCAGGCTGAACTTATCCGCGCTCGCGCAGAAATGCTTTGCGATGCAGTAAGCCGCCGATATACGGATTCAATCGGTGATCTTTGCGTGAGGATTCTAGCCGGGTACGATCTCGATGTGATCAAGGAAGCTTTCAATAAAGCGGAACTTGTTTTCGACCGCTTCACTGAATTCAACAAACTGCGCGAGTACTGCGAAACGATTGCCGGGATTCGCCGAGGCGCCGATCGCCATGTCGATGAAGACTGCTCTCTGTGTCGTGGAACAGGCTGGAAACTTATGCGGCGATCAGACGACACAGGCGATATGGCGATCTCCTGCGAGTGCCGCAAACGAAAGATGGCATGAACTGTTTGCTCATCAACGCAATTTTCCCGGGCGAGCCGATCGCGTGGGAACGTGTGATGCTGCGCGGGCCCTACATGATCAAGCCGAAGAAGACACGCCAGGCGCAAGCCAAACTTCGCCGGCAACTGAAGTGCATCGCGCCGATGCTTCGGCCGAACCCTGTCGCGCGTTATGGCGTGCAGCTCGTTTTCTCGACGTCGAGCGGCAGAAAAGACGGTGACAACTGCGAAAAGCTTGTTCTCGATGCGTTCCTAAAAAAAATATGGTGGGATGACAGTCAAGTCGACGAGTGTCAGTGGCGGATGATCCGATCCGCGTCCGTGCCTCAAACGCATTTTGTTTGCTACATCATCAACTGAAAACAAAGGGAGAAAAACCATGTCATTTCCGATAACTCGTGAAGCACTGGAAGCAAGCGGATATAAATTCAACCACTCGAAGATCTGCCCGTCGTGCGATGTCTCGATCGAAATGTGGGACACCTACATCTACGACGGCCGCAACTCGATGCGCGCTTATCAGTGCCCGCATTGCGGACAAACGGGCCCGCGGATCCGGCCGCTTCGCGATCACATGGGGATGACGATGAACAAGCGCGCGAGCTGTCCGATCTTAAAAGCTCAAGACGAACAACGCCGGCAAAAGGATCTCTATGACGATCGCTGATGATGGAAAGTTCTGTAACACTTGCAAAAAAGTCGGCCTGCGGCGGAAGGCGCATCGGATCATGTCGGGCAAAGGCGAGGGCGGAGCGCAATGCGATGAACACTTCCGCGATATCTCCGGACTTCCGCAACTGAACGAAGAAGCGAAGCGGTTCATCGCGCAGTGCGAAGAGACGCTCGCAAATCCTTCGGCCGGCGTTCCCGATCCGCCAGGATCCGCTGCGCCGGCGATCCCGAAACGGATGCGCAAGAAACCAGACTTAGGAGATCCGGCATGATCCCACTGAGAATTTTGCTCGACGTCGAAACTAATCCGATCGTGACGGCCGAAGAAATCACAACGACGAACTGGATCGAAGGGCTTTGTAAGTTCTCCGCGATCGGCGTGCTCACCGAAGGCACGGAAGGGGGCCGGCCCGTTGTGATCGTGCGGATCGATCGCGCAGATGGCAGCTTTGTGCTCGGACAAACAACGCTGCGACTGTTGCAAACCGCGATGATCGCATTCAAGGCCAGGTACGGAGATCTCATATGAGCTTTCACTGGCGGCGCCACTCGGCCGAAAACAAAGCCGCTAATTTTCGGCCGAAAGCGACGCTCGGGCCGCGGGCCCACGTTTCGATCGCGCCGGCGATCTGCGCGTTTTGTTCGATGAAGAGCGTCACGCGGTGCGATATCCCGAGCTGTAATCTCCCACTCTGCGACAAACATCACACAAGAAAATCTGGCGGAAGTCTCTGCGCCAAACACAAAGGCGCCGTGCTCGTGCAGTATGACGGAATGCCGACGGACCGCTTCGGCGACAAAGGGGAAGCTTATCCTCAAAAGATACGATCTCTGTGAAGATGCCGCGATCGAGATGTGGAATATCATCATCGAAATGAATGAGACGGACGGCCGCATCGGGCTCGCCGATCGGATCGTTCGAGAACATCCGCATTGCGATCGCGAGAAAGTGAAAGGGCTCATCGAAGGAATTTACTTCGCGACAAACTGACATGTGGGGATTAAAAAAAGTCGGGCCGCCGCGCGGCATGGAACCGGAAGACGCTTTTACATGGGCGGTGTTGATGTTAGCCGCATACGTTTGGTGGATGGCCATTTTCCCGCACTTCGGCCGATGATCACACTCGAAAAAATCGCTTTCGCCAGTAGTCTCGACGAGCATGCTTTCGGTGCTTTGTTCCCGAAAGTCTCTCCGTATTTTTTGCAACTGGCCGATGCGATCGAGCGGCGAAATGAAGTAGCGCTTGCAAAGCTTTCGGCGACGCTGATCATCGAACTTTCACAGCGCGGACAGCCAGTTACGAGCGAAGTTTCTAACTGGATCCGGCTTTTCGGACAACTCGCAGAATTCGCTGTTTGACATAACCGCTTACCTTCGTGTAACTTCCCGAATGCGTCAGGTGCCCATGCCGGGGGCAATACCGGACTTTCGGTTTCGTCGACCGTGACTGTCCTTGAATGCCCTTGGTGTCCTTCAAATCGACGGTCCCTCTGTACGACGCCAACGGGCAGGAACTCGGGCGCATTCAACTCCATGAAGCGATCGAACTAGATTCCGTCGGCGATTTGACGCTTCGCGCAAAAGGAACAGGCCGCCGCCGCCGCATCACTTCCGCAAAACTTCATCCCCGGGTAAAACTCGACTGGATGCGAATCCCGTCGGGCGGTTTCATTGTTCTGCAGCTCGTCAACAAAGCTGAACTCGAAAATCGAAGGAGAAAATAGCATGGACTGGAACAAGTTCATCCGCAACACCCGCCTTGAGAAGCATGCACCGCTCGGAGCGCCGCCGAATCCTGGCGGATCTGTCCCATTCACTGGAAACACTTTTGCGGCAGGCGCCGCGGGGCCTGCAGTCACGCCGGCGAACG